CTCCTTGTGCTGGCTGAGCGGTGCGCCGCCCACGGCACGGTTGTAATCCGGTGCCCGGTATGAACTCAGGATTCGGCAGGGTTTGCCGAATGATTCGCGCAGTTCATCCACGATGCGAAGCGTCGGCACGATGTTCTTCCACATCCGCTTAGGCGGTGGACTGTTTTTCGCCCCGTGTCGCTCGCGGGCGAAGTAGCTGGTGAACTCACCCGCGCCGAAGTGGCGGAACTTCTGTGCGGCGAACCACTCACTGAATGTTTCGGTGGCCATGGCTTACTTGGCGGTGCGGGGTTCAACGATCAGTTCCACACGGCCGGCCGGGTGAATTTTGAATCGGCCGTCCTTGCTGATGAATTCACCCGTGACAGTGGGCGGAGTGGCGCAGGACGAGAGGAACGGCAGCGTGAGAATCGCCATGGCGAAGCAGAACACGCCGATCTTGAACGATTTGTTCGGCTTGCCGTCGTCGAAGAGGTCGCCGAGCACGACGACCAGTTCCTTGAGGGCCAGCGCGGCGGGGCCGGCGATGAGCAGGTATTGCGCCTTGCCGGGGTCGAGCAGGTTGGCGATGCCGGTCAGGTCGAGCGCGGCAAGCGTGGTGAGGCCGGAACCGAGGAAGGTGAGGAAGCGTAGGATGGTGACGGTTTTCATTGCTCCCCGTCCGGGGTGTCAACGGGCGCGGCGGCGATGGACTCGCGACCGACGATCTTGAGCATGGTCGCGGCGGTCGCCTGCATGGACTCCGCATCGAAGTAGTGATTCGGCCGCGACCCGATCTGTTTCCACATCCACTGGCCCTTTTCCTTGATGCGCTGCTCGCTTTCCATCTGGGCGAGGTAGTCATCGTCGATGTCGTCGGGGACCTCCCACGTCGGTCCCTGGGCCGGATCCTGATTGCGGCGCAGGCGGGCGAGCGTGTCCTTGATGTTGAGGTTGCTCCAGTAATGAACGTGGCAGTATTGCCGGTGCGACAGCACGACCTTGCGCCGGGGCGAATAGAACCGCTGGATCGTTTTGCCATCGCGGCCCTTGTGGGCATAGACCGGGCGGCGGTCGCCAATGAGCGCCACCCAGCCGCGCTTGGAGCACTCGCGATACACGTCATAGGTCGCATAGCCGGCGTCGAGGAACACGAGGCTCGAATGCACGCCGAAGCGTTCCTGGATCACGTCGATGTCGGTGAAGGTAAGGATGCGCTCGTTCCACATGAGGCGGCTCGATCCCTCCGCCGACCACGAGCGGACCACGACGAACAGGTGATCCATCTGGCAGTCCACCGTGATGAAACGCAGCGGGATCAGGCCGGTGCGCTCGGGCAGCGGCGCGGCGAGGATCTTCCCCGTCTTGGGATCAATCGCGCCCTCTTCCTCCCACGTCTCGCCGCGCTTGTAGCCGGATTTGACGATCTCCAGCTTGTAATCCTCGACGTATTCGCGCCACGGCAGGCCGAGACGCTTCTGATAGAACTGTTGGAGTAGCGAGACATCACCCTTCCGCGCCGCCGCTTTCGCCCGCAGGTAGAGTTCCGCGAGTTGTCCCCAGCTCATCGCGCACAGGGCATTCCAGTGGAATCCGACGTTTTCTGCCGATGCCTTGGGGTTCTTCTTGATGAACTGGCCGGTGGCGTTGAGTTCGCGCCGGGTGCGGTCGCTGTCGTTGAAGTAGTGGTTGCACGACTCGCAGCGCATCGCGGTGGTGCGCCGGACCTCGTCGAAATCCCATTCACCGGTTTCGTCGCGGGCCGACTTGCTCCACTCAACGCATTCCCACTTGAACGGCTGGCGGTGGCCGCATTCCGGGCACGCGAATGTCCACTCGCGCTGGTCGGTCGTCTCGAACTTCCGGTGGGTGTCGTCATCCTCCTCGCCGCCCTGGCTCATGAAGATGCATTTGCCCAGCCATCCGAATGCGGTGACGCGTGCTTCGGCTTCGGCCATGTGCCCGAGCGGCCAGCGCCAGGTTTCGTCACCGATCAACCAACGGATCGAGCGGCGCTGGAGGTTGGTCTTGTTGTGCGCCCCGAGAATCCAGAGCGTCATGCCGTTGTTGAACTGGATGGCGTTGTTCTTGCGCTTGTGGCGGTGAACGCCGGTGGGCATGAGACGGGCGACCGGTTCGCATTGGTCGAAGAGCTTCTGCAGGCGTGACTCGGAATAATCGCGGGCGTCCTCGTCGGTCTGGTCGAGCCAGAGGGCGGGACCGGGCAGGTTGGAAATGATGTAGCAGAGCGTGAGTTCCGGTGCGGTTGTCTTGGACGATTGCACCGACGCGATGATCGAGACGAGCCGGACGCGTGGATCGACCAGAGCCTCCATCACGTCGCGGATCCACGGCGAGTTTTCCGAACGGAAGCGTCCCGGGTTGGGCGAATACGGGATGGCCTCGATGTGATCCTCACACCATTGCCAGGCGGGGCGGCGGTCAGGCGGTTGCCATGCCTCGCGCCAGATTTCCTTGAGCGCGTTCATGATTCGTGGAGGCAGCGGAGGACTTCATCAATGGCGCGGCGGCATTCCCGCTGGATGCCGGTGGCGTCGAGACCGGAAAGGACGGGCGGCAGTTCGTTCTCGAACTTGGCGCGGAGGATGGACGTCGCCTGGGCGACCAAGCCGATCCATTGCTCGCGGACCTGGGTGAGCGCGACGTATTCGCCCTTCTTCACCGCGATGCGCAGCTCGCGTTCCTCCACCTCGGCCAAGAGCTTGCGGGCCTTGAGCGCCTCCTCGTTGCCGACGGGCACGCGGCCGGCATTCAAGCCGCGGATGCGGACGAACTCGCGCCAGTCGGCCACCGGCCAGAGTCCGTTGGAAAGCGCCTTGGGTGCGCCTTCCATCTTTTGCCACGTCGAAAGCGTGCGGCGGGACACCCCAAGTGCGGCGGCCAGCTCCACGAGGTTCTTGGCATAGGCCAGCGTTTCCGCGCTGCCCGCCGCCCGGGATTCGATGCGGGCACGTTCCGCAACAGTGAGAGGCTTTCCCGCCGCTACCTTTTTGACGATGTTCTGGAAGTCGGCATCGAGGATTTTCCCGGCGACCTCCGGATCAAGCGACGGCCGCCCGTCATCATGGGATCGTGGCTTGCTCATGGTTTCACCGCCACCCATCCGGCGAAGTTCAGGTGCCGCCAGAAGCAGTCCACCGACGTGAAGCCTTCCTGATACAGCAGTTCCTCGTTCCAGCGGGCGGTGACCGGGACCAGCACGCCTTCGAGGGACATCCGTTTGCGGTCGATCTGCTCGTCGCTGTATCCGTTCTCGCGCTTGATCTGGAGGAACAGGTTCACGAACGCCTCATCGAGCTTCGATGTAGCGCCGAGAACCTTTTCCACGAGGATGAATGCTCCGCCGGGGGCCAGTGACTCGAACACGCGGCGAATGATCTGCTGGCGGTATTCGATGGGGGTGAATTGCAGGGTGAGTATCGAGAGCACGAGGCTGGATGTCACACCAGGGAACTCGTGGCGCAGGTCGGCAGACTGGATGGTGACGCGGTTGCCGTGCGGGTGGTAGTTGAAGTTCTGCCGCGCCGCCTCGATCATCGGTTCGCTGATCTCCAGGCCGATGTAATCGTTTTCCGCGCCGAACTTGGAAACGAACGGCAGGAGCGCCTGGCCGCGGGAGCACCCCATGTCGATGATCGTGGTCCCGGGCTGCACGAAGCGCCGGCCGACCTCGAAGGTCACCATTCGCATCGCGTTGTATTGCGGGATGCTCCGCTGGAGCATATCGTCGAAAGCCGCGGTCACTTCCTGATCGAACTGCCAGGCACCGCGTGGCATCACCTCGTCACGTTGAGCGTCACTCATGCCCGCGTGGTGGATGTCAACGCGGCAGCCGCTTCACGATCCGCGTTCCTTCGGTGAGGCAGGTGCCTTCCCCCGTCACCCAGAAGCACGGGATTGCGAACCGGGCATACATTTCCCGCGTCCGCGGATTGCTCTCGATGGCGAGGTAGCGGGCATGTTCGCCGTGGATCGGGAACACATCCTTCTTGAGCAGGTGCTCCTTGATTGCCGGTGGATTCCACCAGCCTTTGGGGGCGAAGCACGCATCCTGCGGTCGCCACCCGGTCTGCTCCTCGATGCGGTCGAGGGTTTTCATCATCCATGTGACCGGGCGGGCGGTGATGAGCACGACCGTGTGTGGCCGCACCAGTTCCACCAGCCATTGCCGGTATTGCTCACTGGCGAGGCGCTTTTCCATGCGTTCGGGCGTGGTGCCGCGTGCCGGATTGTTGGCCACCAGTGTGTAGTTGAGGTCTAGCAGGATGATCATAGGGTAATCTGAAGACGTTGGGCGAAAGAGTCCATGGCGCATTGCACGAGATCCATGCGGGTGCCGTCCGGATAGGGCAGGTTGAATTCAAACTCGATGGCCGCACGCAGGCGGGCGGGATCGACGGGCAGCGCCGCCGCGCAGGCCGCGTTGATGTTGTTGGAGAACTCTTCCACCTTCACCGAGCGGAAGAACGTGCCGAAGAGATCCTTGAACTCGGAGACCGTGTGATACTTCTGGACCTTGGGCTTGTCCTGAAAGTCGCCGATGCGGATGCCCGGTTCGTAGTCGAGGCGGAATGCGATGTTGCCCGCGTTGCTCTCGTTCATGAACGCCTTGCCATTGACCTGCCGCCAGCCGGATTCACCCGCCGACGATGCGCAGGCATAGACCTTGGTGAACGGCTTGCACAGGGCGGAGCAAAGACAGGCGATGTGGTCGCGGTCCTCGCGGAACGGCACGGAGTTCAGCACGCTGGCGATGAAGATGCTGGTCCATTCCTTGCCCGCCGCCACTTCGGCCAGGAATGCGCGGGTCAGTTCCACGCTCTCCGCCTTGTTGATGCCGCCGGGGCCGAGTCGGTAGGGCTCGAACGGCGTGCAGTCGATACCGGCCTGGCGCAGGAGGAAGGTTTCGGTCAGGTGGCCGGCTCCGAAGTCGAGAATGGTCGTGCCGTGTTCCTTCACCCAGCGGGCGCGGTCCGCCGCCTTGCCGATGTCGAAATCCTTGCATGGCTTCGCGCCGTGGGTGGCGAAGATGAAGCCATTGCCAAGTTCGCGCCTCACGCGGCGTGCGCGGCGGAACGAATTGAAGCGCAGCATGTCGGCATAGCGCGTGTGGATGTCGAAGTCCATCGACAGCAGGTTCATCATGGCCCGGGCAAATTCCGCCTCCTCTTCGGTGACAAACACGACCGGTGCGAACGCCGCGCCCTTTTCGGCCAGCATTTCCAGCCTGCCGATGCCGTTGATGACCGACAAATCCTCGCGGCAGACGATGGGCATGAGGATGCCGTGGCGGTGCAGCGTGCGGGCGAGGTTGCGGGCATACTGGATCCAGCGACCCGAGTTCACGCGGCAGAGATCCTTCACGGCGACTTCCGCGGGCTTGAGGCAGCGCAGGAATCCATCGCCGCCGACCTGCTTGTCGGGAATCCGCTCCGCGAGCGCCTGAATGTCCAGGGATTGCAGTTCGCTGGTGACCTTGCCCGGCGTGCTGTTGAAATCGAAATCGTTGGTCGCCCGGTTGAACACGATGTTGAGCGCCTTGCGCTGGTCGAGATCGAGCGCCTTGGTCCGGAACACCGGGACGTGCGTGGCACCCATGCCCGATGCGACGAGGTGGCGCTGGTGGCCCGAAAGGATTTCGCCGTCCGAGTCAGCGAAGATCGGGGCGATGAAGCCGAGCTTGCGAAGCGAGAGTTCGATCAGGTCAAGCCGCTCGGGCACCGCCGACCGTGGGTTGTAGGTGCTGGGACGCACCGCGTCGATGGTTTCGAGGGTGATGTTCATAGTCCGAGGCGGCTGCGGATTTCGTTGAGCACGCTTTCCTTGTCGAAACCGGCGTCCTGTTTCACGCGGTCGCACCACGCGATGAATTCGTCCTGGGTGATGCGGAATCGATAGAGGCCGACCGCCACCGTAACATCGCTCTTGTCTAGTTCCTTGTCGTGGCGGTCGTCGTCATCCTCATCGTCATCATCGCCGCCCGGATTGAGCAGCCCATCGAGATCGGCAGGCTCGAATCCCGCGAGGATCGTGTCGAAGTCGGCGGCCTTCCATTCGCTGGCGATCTTCTCCAGCTCGTTGAGATCGACCGTGGAAAGTTCAGCCAGCCGGTTGTCGGCGACCAACACGGCGAGTTCATCGTTCTCGCTGGCAAAGTCCTGATAGTCCACAGGCACGACTTCCACGCCGAGGTGCTTGGCGGCCATCAGACGGCCGTGGCCGGAAACGATCAGGCCGCTGCGTTTGGAAACGGTGATCGTCTGCCGCCATCCGAAGTAGCGGATGTTCTTGGCGAGCAGTTCAATTTGCCGCTGCGGGTGGGTGTTCGGGTTGCGCGGGTTGGGTTTGAGTTCACCGACCGGCACGAGCTTGTCGAAGGAACACCAGACTTCGATACCATTGGCGAGGGTCCGGGCTTTGGGAGAATCATCCGTCATCGCCGTGGTCGCCGCTGTCAACAGTCGCTTGCGTCCAGCCAGGATTCCAGATCGGCGAGCGCTGCCCGGACGCAGCCACCACTGCCGACGGCGATCCGCAATGCGGTCGCTTGATCGACCGGCCAGTGACGGCGGAGCATGTCGGCAATTTCCTCGGTGGATGGTGCCGCGAGCTTGATCGACTGGAAGCGCGTCTGGAACCGCTCGGTGAGCAGATCGAGTTGCAGGTTGCTGGTGCCGATCACGGCGCGACCCGGTGGCAGGCGGTCGAGATAGCTCAGAAGCAGGTCCTGTGCATCCCGCGTGCAGCGGTCCATTTCGTTGATGATCTTCACCGAATAGACACCGAACAGCGAACATACACCGAGCGTTCCCATCCACTGCTTCACGATTTCGACGGTGACGAGCTTGCCGTTGAACTCCTCGACGGCGAAACGGGTGCCGGAAAGCGTGTCGGCCACCATGTCGGCGATGCTGGTCTTGCCGACACCGGGCGGGCCGTAGAGCAGGATCTTCACCGGGACGGCCGGATCGTCGTGGAGTTTGCGCGCCTTGGCGACGAGGCGGGCGGCGACGGTGGCGGCTGGGCCGCAGAGGTCATCGGGGTCGGTAGGTCGCCAGGCCAGCGGTGGGCTTGTGGGGCGTGGCGGCGGGGTTGGGAGAATCTTCAAGGAGCGTGACATGGGGATCTGTGTTGGGGTTGGTGATGGCCCTGGCGACGGCCTCCGCGCCCTTGCGGTAGAGGGTGACGGCGAGCAGTTCGCCATCGACACTCACCGACCAGTAGCGCGTGAGGTAGCCGTCGGGCTTTCGGTATTTGGCGACTTCGACCTTCATCAGAAGTTGTAGTCGTGGAAGTGGCGGCGGCCGGGAATGACCGGCTCGCCGTTGGTGGTGCGGAACCATCCGTCCTTGCGCAGGCTGGCGCGGTGGACATGACCGTCCGGGTTGGGCGAGTATTGGTAGGTCTGCTCGGTGTTGTTCACGCAATGCCCACCAAACCCACCGGCCACGAACTCGGGTTTCCATCCGTCGAGGACGGTGGTGTCCTCCTGCATCCAGATGGTTTTGCCGCTCGGGCTGATGCGGATGATCGTGCAGGCGGTGCGGTCGCTGTAGTGGCAGACGCTCGCGCCGCCACCGACTGCCGGTGTCCATTGTGGTGCGCTCATGCGCCCTCCTTCCAGTTCTCGCGGCGGGCGCGGGTTTTGACCGAGTTGGGCGACAGGCCGAAATGCTCAGCGGTCTGCTTCACGCTGCGGCATTCCAGCCAGTAGGCTTTCACCCTCGACCAGTGGTCGTCGCCGTGGCCGGGATTGCCGACCTTCTTCGCGGGCTTGGATGCCTTCGCCTTGGGTGGCGTGGCCTCCGCGGGCGTTGGTTCGTCCTGTGCCGCGTCGGCAAACGCGTCGTAACGTCCCGGGCCCGCTTCCGGTTCGGGCCTGGTGAGTGGCACGATATTCACGGCATTGCTGCCGTCACTCCCGGCGAGGATTTCCGCGACGATCTCGCGGATCAGCGGCACCGGAATTTCGGTGATGGTGAAGACCAGTCCATTGAGGGTCTTGCGCCCGATGGTTTGCTTGAGGAACTTCAATGCCTCGCCTCGGGTGCGGCCCTGGTAGCGGCCTTCGAATACGTTGTTGTCCTTGTCGTCGCAGACGATCCAATACAGTTTGTTCATGGTGGTGTTATGGTTTGGGGTTGGTGACGTTGCCGTCGGTGTCGATGCGGACGCTGAACGCCAGCAGTCCGGTTTTGGCTTGCTTGGCGAAGTCGGCGCGGAACTCGCTGGCGTGGATGCCGGCCATGGGATCGACCGGCAGGATGCGCCGGACGGTGAAGCCGTTCTGTTCCAGACTGCGGATGCCGCGGAGCATCGCCTTGGTCAGGTAGTTGTTAGGAATAGATGCTGTTGTCATAGCATCCCTCATCTGCCTGTCTGATTGGGCACGTCCATGTCTTTTTTCGTCTTTCTGTTGGCGGGTTCTCATGACGCTTGATTCGGTTGAGGATTGGCTTTCGGGCCGATCCAGCGGAGCAGATGGGATGGCTCCCGCTCGACAAGGCGGGCGTCGATCAGGAGGTCGATGACCTGCTCGTATTGGCGGAGATCCATGACGTCCATGAGGCGGGCGTAGAGGTGACCACTCGGGATTTCACCGAGTTCACGGATGGATTCGGCAATGGCATGGGCGACCCGGACGGCCGCGAGGGCTTCGGATGTCTTGCTCATGACTGGCCTCCGGTGAGTGGACGGTTGATCTGGATGGTGCGGCCCTTGGTTTCCCCGGCGAAGTAGCTACCGGAATGGATGTGGCGGCGGCGTTGCGTCCGGGTGCGGAGCTTGCCGTATTCCTGCTCGACATAGCGGGTGATCGCCGCCTCCTGTCCCACGACGACCAGCCCGTATGCCTGGCGCTGGTCGGCGGCATAGGATTGTTCGGCGCGTTGCTTGGCCGCCTTGAGTTCGGCGTTCAGCCCGTCGCGCAGCCCCCGGTAGTAGGATGCCTTGTCAGGGTTGGCGTGGGTCCGCTTGAACTCGTTCCAACAGCGGAAGAACGTCTGCCGCAGGTAGTTGAACGCGTAAATGGCGAAGTCGATGTCGGCGGGGGCACCGATGATGTCCACCGGGGTGCCGCGGCCGTTGGGCATCAGGATCGTCTTTACGTTGAAGTGCGCCTGCAGGATCGAGAGAATCATCAGGTCCGCAGGGTTGAGGGTCTTGGGCAGATCGACCTTGCCCTTGTCCACGGTGAACGAGCCGCCCGTCTCGCCGCGTTCCATGCGGAGCAGGGCGGAGTCGATGTTGTGGCGGGTCATGAGTTCCTGGGCCTTGGCGAGTGCGACCTTCGCTTCGTTCTCTGTGGCGCCGCGTGAAGTGTCGGCCAGTCGCAGGAGCTTGCGGATTTTGTCGAGGATGTCGGATTCGGATTTCATGGTATCTCAGGGATTAGTGATTATCTGCGGATGGACTTGCGGCGGCGGGCGGGCGCGTTGTCCCGGATCAGTTGAGAGACCCGCTCGGTGCTGCCATCGGTAAGCCAGGTGCCTGCGTCCTTGCGGCGTCGGATCTCGGCCTTCGCGAGTGGCAGTTGGTCACCGAACATGAAGTCCGGGGTCATGTTGAGTTGGGCGTCGGTCCAGTTGGTGAAGTCGATAGTGCTCATTTCAGTGCTTGGGTTGGTGGTTAGCGGCCGGTGAGAGCGAGATATGCCTCGAAGGTGTCGATGGTCTTCGGGCTGCGGGCCAGCGCCGTGGTGGCGGCTGAGATGATGTTGCTGAGATTGCATTCAACCTCGCATTCCTTGCCGCGGCTCTTGGCGTATTCCAGTGACGAGCGCAGGTCGCGCATCCGGCGTTCCAGTGTTTCGAGGGCTTCCTCGACGTGCTTGTGCTGGGCGGTGATGACGCGGTCGTTGATCTGCTTCACGAATGCGTCAAGTTCCTCGGGGGTGGTGATTGTGGTGTTCATGGTTTTGGTTCTATTGGTTGAATTTAGTGTGAATTGACGGCTTTCTCGGCATCGCTCATTCCGAGCTTGCTGTAGGCCTCGCCCGAGTATCCGGCAGCGGCCCATTCTTCACGGGCTTCGTCGGTGAGCAGTTCAGCGACTTGCTCGATTTCCTCGATGGTCATGGCATCAATTTCTTCGGCGGTGAACATGGTTCTGTTATGGTTGGGGTTGGTTGGTTTTTCAGCGGAAGGTCGCTTCATTGGGGGTGATCTCGCGGATCGCGTGGACTTCCGCGCCGTTCTTCTCGACCCATGCGTTCAGCGCCTCGGCGCTCTTGAATGTCTTGCGCCAGGGGGTGGACTTCATGCCTTTGACTCCGTGGGCCTCGATGTATTGGGTATTTGCTTTCATCGTCTCTCATCTGCCAGTCTGACAACTTGAGTCCATGTCTTTTTTCGTCTTTTTTCGTCCCTCCTCGCATCCCCGTTAGGCAACACCTTGGCACGCATTCTGAGTGTCACACCGCATGCCAATTCTTCATCATTCGGAGCACTCCGATTATGTCATGATTGGCACGCTTCATGGGTGCCACGATGCATGCCAATGTGTTGTTTTTCGTCTTTTTGTTAGTAGGGACAAAAAGCCATGGACAGGTGGTGTCGATCTGGCAGATGATAGACATGACAACGCCACTGATGTCCCGCCGCTTCGGAGTCGAAATCGAGTTTCTCTCCACCGTTTCCACCGATCAGGTCATGACGAATCTGAGAGCCGCAGGCATCCGGGTCGAATACGAGGGATACACCCACCGGACCACTCCCCACTGGAAGATCGTGAGCGACGGGTCATGCGGTCTGGAACTCGTTTCCCCGGTCCTCGAAGGTGAAGCCGGTCTGGAGGAAGTCCGAATCGCTGCCGCCGCACTCGAAGCTGCAGGGGCCAAGGTGGACAAGCGCTGCGGACTCCACGTCCACTTCGACGCCCGCCGCATGAGCCTCAAGGCCATCAAGAACCTCTTCAAGATGTGGCTGAAGTTCGAGGACGTGCTCGACACGTTCCAGCCCGCATCCCGCCGGGGCAACGCCAACCGCTACTGCCAGACGAACCTGCCCTACGAGCCCATCGGGGCAGGTGACCATCGCGGCCAATGCTCCCGGATGTTCGTCAAGATCGACGCCTGCCGCAGCATCGAGGAAATGAAGGCACTCTATCCCTGCCGCTACCGGAAGTTGAACATCCATTCCTACTTCCGCCACCAGACGCTCGAAGTCCGGCACCACTCGGGAACCACCAGCCCCGAGAAGATCACGAACTGGGTGCGGTTGATGGCCCGCCTGTTCGACGCAGCGGAATCCGCCGCAGCCGTCCGCAACCGCCCGGAGGACACCGGGATCGGGATGAGCCGCATGAAGTGGTTCTTCCAAGCCATCGACGCCCGCGGCCTCACCAGATTCTACACCGCTCGCGCCAAAAAACTGGCTGCATGATTTCCCACCATGAAGACAATGACCACCATGAACACCGAATACCACACCATCGACGGCGCGACATTCTCTGCCGCCGATGCCACCGACCTGATGACGCAGCTCCGGGCCGACAGCTTCAACCCGGAGGATGACCTGCCGTCCTACTGCCGCGCCACCGCCCGGGCGTCCAAGATCCAGACCGGCAAACCGCACCGGGCCTGGCCACCGAAGGCGCTGGTCGAAGACATGCTTGCATCCGGCCTGATCGCCACCGGCAAGCGCCACCCGGCATGGGGAAGCTCCAACGACTGACCGCCATGGCCTACCGAATCATGGAACCACGCTTCCCGCTGGGGAAGACCGTCGCCACGCCCGGTGCCATTGCGCTCGGAATCGACCTGGCATCCTACATGCGCCGCCACCACTGCGGCGACTGGGGCGACCTCGATGAATGCGACAAGCAGGCGAACGAGGATGCGCTGGTCCACGGCGACCGGATTCTCAGCCACTACAAGGTGGGCGGCGGCCGGCGAATCTACATCATCACCGAATGGGACCGCAGCTCGACCTGCATTTTGCTCCCGGAAGAGTATTGATCCAGGCGACGATCCGCTCGATGAAGTCGAGTTCGAGCTGCTTCTCGGTCAGCCGGATGACCGTCCATCCCGCCAGCACCGCTTCGAGATACTTCTCGGCGTCCTTGGCGTAACCCACTCCGCGGCTGTGCCGGCCGCCGCCTGGGATGAAAATTCCGCCCTCGATTTCGATGAGTGTGCGGCTTGCAAGATGCGCGAAGTCAGCGCGCCAGCGACGGGAAGCGTGGAACCTCACTTCCCGCTCCAGGGGAGGACCTTGCGCCACCCTCCAGAGCAGCAGAAACCTTGATTCCAAGCGGGATGCAGCCATTTCCCGGGTGCCCGGAGTCAACGCGCCAACCCGCCGTTATGTGGGAAGCGCGAAAATGATTTTTCACGTAAATTCAACGAGGGTCGGGACATCCCTGCCAACAGAGGTGGGTTCAATAGATTCCTTCACGGGTTCGAATCCGTCGCGCTGCGTTTGAACCTGCGCCATCGCGGCGATAACATCGGGCGTGAGGTCGATGGAGACTTGCCCCGGCAGTTCGACCATGAACCGCGCTCCTTCATCGAGCAGTCGGGTGATGCGCTGAGTTGGTGTGCTCATGGTTGGATCGTGGTTGCAGGGGCGGGAGTTGAACCCGCGCAAGTGAGGGTATGACTCTCACTGGAGCTCCGGCTCTCCCAGCGGTTGGTTCAGAGTCGGCTGTGGAAGTCGATGACCGGCTGCAGGTCGTTGCGCCATGCCTCGCGTTGCTCGTCCGGCCATTGCGATGGGTCCTGCTTGCGCAACCAATCGACCAAGGTCATCAGAGCCTCGACCGGCTTGTATTTGCCGGCATCCTCGTTTGGCTCCTCGAAGATCTCCTGCTTGGACAGGCGGATCGACTTGCGCAACTGGACGGCAGTCATGCTCTCGGCGACGGCTCGGTCGAGCCAGCGCTCTTGTTCGGTTTCTTTGTCGAATGATTGTGCGATCTCCGTGTGGTGAGTGAAGGTGAGTTCCCGGCGGCGGCGATGCAATGGGATGCGTTCAGCAGTGAACTTAGCGAGCTTGAGTGTCGGAATGGCCAAGGCGGTTGCCTCGGATGCCGCCTTGTATTTCGATGTGACATATTGGTTGCCCCACTGGCGCTGTGCGAAGGCCAACGCATCCCCCCACAGCCAGTTCGAGCAGCCAGTGATGTGCTCCAAGCACGCAAACACTGTGGACGCCGCTTCTGGTGTGAGATTCTCATCGATCAACAAGCCGAGTCGGGTCGCCTTAACTCCGGGAATCTGGACGGCGCTTTCAACGGTGGTGAGTGTGGTGTCGTTCATGGTCTCTGAGGTTGTGTCAATTGGTGCTGCTCGTTCCGTTAACGGAACGACCACTTGCCCATCGGCGGTTCGAAGCGCGGAAGCTGGCACGCGCACTGAGGCTCTTCATTGCTCTGCTTGGCGGCAGTCCAAGCTCCTCCATCAGTTCGCTGCAGCGCTTGTGGAAAGCCTGGCGGGTGATTCCGTGACGACGAGCCAGGCTGGTGCCGCTCTCGCCCATCCGCACCGAAAGTCCGGACACGAATGACAGGCAGTCTGCGTTGAGTGCGCGGCGTCGCTCGTCGATGAACAGGAGCGCGAGCCTGCGAAGGATCTCCGCTCCATGAGCACCACCTGCAAGCTCACGCGCACGATCCTCGATGGCCTGCATCAGATGCGGGTAATCGGCAATGATCGCATCGAGCGTGTCGGAGCCAGGTGTCGATGGAGCTTCTTCGCTGGCCGCAGGTGAATCGGCCATGTCGTGTTCTGCGGCACCATTGCCATGGCGTTGCAGGCAGGGTTTGAGCACGCCGAGTTTCTCAGCCTCGCGGCGTTCTTCGAGGCTCATGGACTTCACCCAGGCCTCGTAGTCCCGTTCGTATTGGGCATCCTTTGCCGCCTGCTTTTTGGCATAATCGTCGGAGTTCATGGCCGGCCTCCTTTCCTGCCGCACCACTGCCGGGCGTCCGGGTTGAACCGGATCACGCCTGCATCCCTGGCCGACTGGAAGATCCTTTCGGCTTCCCGCAGGTCACAGCCATAGCCATCGACGATGAAGGCGAGCACCTGGCTGCGTTCGGGTTTGAATGTCGCAGGTCGATCCGGCCAATGGTCGAGCCATGGCATGTGAGCCAGCTCGGGCCACAGGTGTTCGTAGCGTGACGTACGGGTTTTCTTCCGGGTTCGATTCCGGTGTTTCTTCGGTGGGTTCATTTTGAACCTCCTTCCTGGCGACACCCCAAAATCATGAGCGCTGATGCTGTTCTCAAAACAAGCATCTCAGCGCGCGCGACAATCCGTAAGGTTGTTCGCGCTGTCTTTTTACAAAAGACTATAAGGTCGCTAATAAGGTGCCTTATGATAATCCTGTCTGTTCTGATAGAACTAGGACCTGATAGGCACCCGAACGCGGGTTCAAACAGGGGGCGGATGGCAGGTTCAAACTCCATGGCGACGCCCCCTCCACAGGCGGGTTGCTTTGTCGAAAATGACGGGTGAATTCTTCTTCATATTGGCGAGACAGAGAAAGATGCGCTTGGCCTCATGGACGTCGCAGGTGCCGCCCTCGGCTTCGATCCGGCGGCACAGGAACTCGACCACCTCCGACTCCTGCGGGACGGCGCTGTTGCTCAATGGCGGCATGTCTTCGATGAGCTTGCCGAAGCGGTCGGCCGCGCTGCCCATCTTGTAGGTGGCCTTGGCCTTCTCCTTCTCCTTCTTCTCCGTGCCCTGGACGGCCTTGAGGCGCTCCGGGTCGGCGTCGCGGTCCGGGATGAAGAGCGAGGCATTCCAGCGCACCACGAATGGCTTCACGGGCGGCAGGGCCCGGAGCGTGAGGTCGATGACATGGGCGTCATCCTCCTGGTGCGGCGTCATGGTCAGAATCACGTCGGGGTCACGGGCGAAGACACCCGAGCCACCGATGCGGTCGATGGCATCCTTGCCAGCCTGATTGCCCTTCGAGAAGTGGGCACCGAAGACCACCGCCGCACCGGACTTGGCAGCCAGTTGCTCGACCTCGTTGAGCAGGCTGGCGATGTCGCCGGCGTCGTTTTCATTGCGCGCCCCGAGGCCCTTGTAAATCGGGTCGATCAGGATCATGGCGTAGCCGGTGTCGCGTATGCGCCCGAGGATCTTCGGGATGAGTGCCGAGAAATCGGTCGCATGGCCGCGCAGGTTCCACAGGTCGAAGCCGGTGAAGTCGTCGATCCCCTTCGCCGCCGCGATGGACTGGATCCGGTATTGCAGCGCGAAGGCAGGGAGTTCGAAGTTCAGATAGAGCGACCGGCCGCGCCGGGTCGTAAATCCCCACCACGGGCTTCCGGTCGAAACCGAGAGCATGAGGTCGATCAGCGACCAACTCTTGCGTGCTTTCGACGGACCACCGAGGACCATCTTCGCCCCTTGGTGCAGCACGCCATCGACAAGCTGCGGTGGCTCGGTTTCCGGGTTCGCCATGAACGCATGGCCGGGGACGATCCGCGGCAGGTCGGAGCCAGCGTGTGCCGCCTCCCACGCCGCCCAGGACTCAGCACCGAAACCGGTGGCGAGCAGCGACTGGCGGCGGACGTCTCCGTCCACTGTGCGCCAACCGTCCGGGCAGCGCGACAGGCGCGAGGGATTCCGGTTCTGGCGGTCCAAGTTGATCCCAGAGAACCACGACCAGATCACCTCGACGCGGCGGGCGTATTCCTTGGCGTCGGGTGCATCCACCCGGATCCACGCGTGCAGGCTCTTGTTGCCCGAGTCGATAAGGGCAGCCACCGGCATGCCGCTGGCGAGGATGGCGTGGTATTGCTCTGCCTTGGGGATCGGTTTGCCGTCGTTGTCGCGGTCGAACTCAACCAGCACATGACGGAACGCGGTGACATCCTCGTTGCGCGCCCCGCCCTTGGTCATTGGGTTGATCCGCAGGAACAGTCCGAGCTTGGTGCCGAAAACACGGTCGATGCCGCCCTTGGTCGCCACCTTCGCCTTCCACTCGGCGACGGTCATGGTGACCCCGCGCCGGGGCGTCACTTCTCCGTCGTCCGACTCGGCGGCCGGCGCGATGGCGACGAGTTCGCCTTCCTGAAAGCAGGCATCGAGCAGACGGATGAAGCCATCATCGACCGGCACCGGCAAGGTGGCCGGCTTGGGCGCGGTCGGCGACGATGCAACGTGCGCACGTTTCGCATTCGGATCAATCGGCTCACGCGCCGTGCGGGCGTATGCGGAGCGGATGGTTGTCCGTGCCTCGGATTCAGTCAGACCATCTGCCAAGGCACGGGCGAGCAGTTGCGACTCGGTGTCCTCGAACGAGTGACCGGCGTCGCGGAATTGGCAGGTGGCGTCAAAGAGTTCGGCATTGCGCATGCCCTCGCTCGCGCCGCGCTGGAGGTATTCCAGCGTGCGGCGCGGCAAGGCCATGGACAGGCCGGGTGAACGATAGCGGGCCATGAAATATTTGGAAATCAGCGGTTGGAAAAACAGGCATCGAGGAACTCACGCGCCTCCTCGAACGTGGCGGTTTCAGGGTGGGGATGGCCGCGGCGACGCATCACGCGAACCTGCTTGGGCGTGGCGAGCCCGAGTTGGCGACGGGTGATCAACCGGTCTAACAGCAGCGAAGCGTGCCCCTTGCTGAGAATGGCACTGGTATCGAGGCCGAACCTCGCCAGCACATCGAGTTGCTTGGTGCTCGGGGCCTGTCCCTGCCATGCCATCGTCGGCACGAATTCAGCGAGTGCCGCCTCGTTGAGAGTGACGGCAAGCTCCAGGGGATCGAGCACACTGCCACGGCGGGCGCGGTTGGCGCGGAGCCGTTCGGCCAGGGTGCGCGTCCGGTCAGCATTGACCGCCTCGCGGGCTTCTTCGAGGTCGCCGTCGCCACCGAGTTTTTCAGCGATGGCCCGGGCATCTTCCTCGTCCTCGGCGATCAGGTGAGCCGGACTGACGAGGCTGTGCTCCTCCGACTGCCAGAGGAAATCCAGCACCAGCAGGTGATCCTTGCCCGCCCACATGCGGGTGCCGCGACCGATGATCTGCGAATACAGCGAGCGCACCTTGGTTGGCCGCAGGCACACGACACAATCGATGCTCGGCTCGTCATAACCTTCGGTGAGCAACATCGCGTTGGTAAGCACCCGCGTCTCGTCTCGCCGGAACCGTTCCAAGGCGGCCTGCCGTTCGCTCGTCTGGCCATCGACATGCTCGGCCAACAACCCGCGCTCGCGGCAGAGTTGCGCGAACTGCTGAGACACCTTGATGAGCGGCAGGAACACCAGCGTCTTGCGGTGCCGGTGTTCGACCAACACGTCGGCGATCTGCTCCAGGTAGGGCTCCAGAGCGTGACCAAGGTCATCGGCACTGTAGTCGCCGGCCGTGGTGCGCACGCCGCGCAAGTCCACCTTTAATGGCACGGTCTTCACCCGGATCGGTGAAAGCCAGCCCTGCTTGATGAGATCGAGCAAGGTCACCTCGCAGGCGATGTTCTGGAAATAGCGTCCGAGGTTCCGCTTGTCGCCGCGGTCGGGCGTCGCGGTGACGCCCAGCACCTTCGCGTGATCGTGGAAATGACGCAGCGTGTTGAGGTAGCTGTCGGCGAGCGCATGGTGCGCTTCATCGACGACCACGAGTCCGAAGTGATCCCGCGGCCAACGCTCACGGCGCTTTTCACGCATGAGCGTCTGCACAGAAGCGACGACGACCGGTGCGTCGAGTGACGCCCGCTCTTCGCCCATTTCCACCTGGGCCTCGATTCCGGTCGCCGTGGCGAGTTTGTCCACCGCTTGGGCGATAAGTTCCTCGCGATGGGCAAGGATCAGAGTGCGCTGTGGCAGCAGGTCGTCGGCAAGACGGCTGAAAATGATGGTTTTCCCACCACCGGTCGGCACCACCGCGAGCTGGCGGTCGAAATCCTCAAAGCCCTTGTGGATGTCCTGCCGGGCTTTCATCTGATAGGCGCGGAGGCCCATCCGTTCAGAATGGCTCGTTGTCATTACGGCGTGCGGGTTGGGGTTGGGTGACGGGCTTCGCGTCGCCGATGATCCAGGCGGCCACCTTGTTGCGCTTCTTGCCGTTGTATTCCTCGACGGTGAGTCGGGCGGTTCCGGTGCGGCCGATGACGTGATCGGCGGTGATTTCGATGTCCTGGTCAGGTTCCACGACTTCACCGGTGGCGGCGCGAAACGCGTCGATCTTCCAGAATGCGGTCGGGATGAAGACGAGGAAATCGTAGAGGTAACTGCCAGCGGATGTTTTGAGCTTCAGCTCGATCATCTCGTGGCCGCCTTTGCTGATCGTCTCAATCGCATCGACGACTTCGACTTCGTAATCGCCGGGTTCGACATGATCGGGACGTTCCTGTGGTATGGATGAGGTGTATGAGGGCATGGTCTTAGTTCTTTTTGGTTTTGGTTTGTTTGAGATAGGTGGAGGGCGCGGCGTGCTTCACCGACTCCTCCGGAAATGGTTTTTCACTGGGCATCCGCTGGCTCCACAGGTCGCGGAACTTGGCGGCTGATAGATTTCCGTAGGCCGCCAGCACCGGGCCGAATCCAAGCCGCTGGATGTGGTGGCCGACGGTTTCGCAATCGACGAACTCGCTGCCCTTGCGCGTGACGAGCTTCCAGCCGGGGATCTCGCCTCCGGTCTTGAGTCGTTCGGTGGCGATCTGCTTCGCACGGTCGCGGAAGTTCTCGACCACCGCACAGGCTGCAAGGAACTGGCCGAGCTTTTTCGGATCGGCGAGCAGGGCATCGAAATCGAAGCCAGGATCAGTGACGGTCAGCGTCTCACCGACCATCGCCAGCCGTGCCGGACAGGTATCCGCCTTGGCGCACCACGAGCAGTATTCACACGGATTCGGCTGCTTCGCCGGATCGTTGAACGATTTGACGACCTGATCGACGATGCCAAACGCCTCCTCGTAGGTGAACTTGTGCGTCTCGATCTCGCGCTGGTCGCAGAACAGCAGGTGAGCCGTCCACGACGAGGCGAAGTGCGCGCCCATCAATCCGAGCGCGTAGGCCGCCATCTGTTCGCGGTAGTTGCGACGCGCTCCGGTCTTCAGGTCGAAGTGGCTGAACTTCGTCGGCACGATGGCATCCGCCGTGCCGGTGAGGTTGAGAATCTTCACCCGGCAATCATCTTCGCGGGCCAGCACCCGCTCGCGGCCAGACATCGCCCGCACCATCGAGACCGACCAGGAAACGGCGGCGATCTCGTCAGCCGTCAACTTGTTGGCGATCACGAAGCGTTCTTCGAGTCCAAGCAGTTCGGCGCGGAATGCCGTGTCTAACAAAGTGCCACGCTCGGCGGCGGAGCCGGCCACGGGATTGCTCTCGTAGCACGGACACACCGCCAGCTTCGGCAGATTGGAGGGGCGCAGCGCACTCATGGTGCGGCGGCGACCTCCTTCGCCTGATGGAATTCCTCGACGGCCTGCAGGAAGCGATCCGGCGCGCTCAGCACCCGCTCGGCATAATCCTTAGGGACTGCTTCCCAGCTTTCACCCGCCTTGATCTGCTGGCGGTTGACGAGGAATGGGATCACTTCCGCCTCGCGGGCACCGAACATTTCCTTGAGTCGGCCAGCCTGCGACGGGGCGGTGGCCGGTTTGGCGGCGACAGTGCCCCCCGACACCATCGCCGCCGCACCGAACACCGGGGCAAGTGCCTCGATGGAGAAGGGAAGCTTGTCCGGCAGCCCGTGACGGTTCTTCGCGTCGAAGGCTGCGGTGTGGTTCGCGAACAGAACCCGCTCCTTGCCGCCGACGCCGCGCATCTTGCCATTGTCCTTTTCGGCAACGCGGGTAACGAAGTTGGCGAAAAGGACGACATCGGCCCATTCCTTGAGCAGGGGAGCGACCTGCTTGCTGAGTTTCAGTTCGAAGCGGTCGTAGCTGCCTGCCTGGTCCGGTGCCTCGAACTTCCGCACCTGAGAGTGGGCGAGGAATACGACGTGCATTCCCTGGGCAAGCAGCCGGTCAAGCGAGGCGAGAAACTTGGCAAACTCCTCGCCGAGAATCACCCAGCCTTTGCCGTAGCCAAAGTCCTCGATGCTGTCCTTATTTGCCTTCCGGCACAGGTGCTCGATCAGGCGTTTTTCCAGCCAGTCGGCCGTATCGATGACGAGCGTCCGGAATTCATGCGGAGCAGACGCGAGCTGGGCTACCGCCGCCGTGATCTCCTCCCATGTCGCGGCGGAATCGAGTCGGACAACGTCCAGGTGGTGGGTGCCGCCTTCGGTATCGAGGAAGACGGGTTCCGGAAAACGGCCCGCCAGCGTCGATTTGCCGACGCCTTCTGGCCCGTAAACGACCGCCTTCTGCGGCCGGGTGATCTTGCCCCGACGGATTGCCAGGGATGGTGCGGATTTGGATGTGGTTTGCATTTGGCGAATGCGGCGGGGTGTCAAATGACCGCCGTCGCCCCATTGCCCGGACATGTCCGAAAAGTGTCCGATTTTGTGTCCGACTTTTCCGCAAACTGCTGATTTTCAGTGGTGAAAATTTTCGGACATTTTTTCTGTCCGATTCCGGACATGTCCGAAAATGGCCCAAAACTGTCCGAGTTTCGGCAGGTCCAGCGACCGTTTGCGAAATCCTTCGGATTCCCAAAATACCCCGGAATCGCCCAAGGGATTCATTTTCCGTGGGTTCAAATTTCTGGGTTCACAAGGTCCGCATATTTTGTTCATGAGAACACGTCACCCTCTTCTGTCCATGCCCTCGATTCGCATACCCCGCATTGTCCGTCCCGGCGTCCTTTCCCACCTCAAGCCCGCCAGCATTCTCTCGCTCCTCAGCCCCTTTGAAGCCTACTTCAAGGCGCGCGGAGCGCCCTTGGATTGCCTCCGCGATCCGAAGCCCGTTTTGGATGAAATCGTTTCCGTGATCGCCTCGCCCGTGGAAACCACCCCGCCCGAGCTGGTCGAGCGCCTGGAACTGCTCGACCTCATCTGCGACCCGCAGAGCGGCATCAATTTCGAGGACGGCTATGAAGCTCTGGTCAAACGCCTGCGGGATCATACCGACTCCAACGAAGACCTTGCCGTGAAAATTCTCATCCACGCACCGGAGATCGCCTGGCGCGAATTCGACCGGCAAGCACTGCAGGCGAAACGCTCGTTGGTGTCGTTTTCCAGCAACCCGGCATTCAAGTTCCTGCCCCCCACCAGCCAGCGCGTCACCCAGTTGGAAGGCCATCTTGGCCCGTGGTTCGAGGAAAACGCCCGGTCCGGGATCTGCCGCGTCCACGTTCGCGAGGAAGCAGGCGGGGTCTCGTTCGTCATCCGGCATGGCGACCTGCTCAAGCGCATTGGCGTGTTCGAGGAGGACGGCAGCCAGTCGTCCAAGATTCTTCGCCCCGATCGGGTGGATGTCGCCCACTATCGCTACCTCACCGGCGAATGGCAAATTTCGGGCATCGGTCGGCGCATCCAGGATCTCTATCGCCAGACTTTCGGCACGGTGTTCCACGCATCGCCCCACGCGCTGGTCCATTCGAAGCGCTACTCGCTCGAACCTCTGCGCGAAGGCCCGTCGATCCTCAAGTGCGATCCAAGCGCCCGCATCCAGTTCGCCGCATTGGGAGCCCTCAAAATCGAACTGCCCAGCGGAAATCAGGTTCTCGTCAGCCGCGGCGACATCTTCCAAGGCGTCGCGGAAATGAATCCGATGCTCCTCCGCACCGCCGTCCTGTTGGAAGCGCGGCTCGACCTAAAAATCTCCGCCCGTCGCCAAATGGTGCCCGTGATCCTCAATCCCCTTCGCGACAAGGTTTGCGGTCTCCACCTCGACGACGCCATCGAACCCTGGCTCGCCGAGCGCGGGTTTTCCAACCACCGCCATGAAACCTTCTTTCTGGAAAGCGCTTGAGTTGCTCGGGGCGTCCGGCTCGGCCATTTGCGACTGGCGAGATCACCTCGGCGACGACTGGGAATCCTGCGTGCAGCTCCTCAAACCCACCGGCCGCCCGGCATCGACGGTCATCGACCCGCTCCATCCGCCGGGTCGCTTGGAACTCATGGTCGATGGCGACGAGGATTTCGTCGCGGTGGTCGACGACGCCTCGATGCCGCCGATCCCCTTCAAGGCGGCTGACGTGGCGGCAATGCAGCCGCACTGGGACCCCATCGCCCGAGCCTTGGCGGAAACCCTCGGATTCGACCATGGCGCATGGGAAAATTCCGGCAGCCTCCGCCGCATCGGCTCCACCCAGGATCCCTTCGGCCGCGTCACGCCGGTCCTACTCTTCCTCCCGGCCGGCCACCTTGGCGACTTCAACGGCTTGTTCCGCGAACTGGCTGCCCGCACCGAGTCCACCGTCTTATTCCCGACTCACCGCTGGTTCACCGCGGAAATGGAGGCTTTGAGAATCCGTAACCGCTTGGAATTCATCGATCTGGCCGACCGCCTCGCCCAAATTGAAGCCCTTCCAGCTACCCGCGTGCCCCTGCCGGTGATCCCCAAACCCCGCAGCCCCGCCGAACCCAAGGTCCGGGCCGTCATCCACGCCGGGAACGGCCTCACCTGGTGCCAGGTCACCATCGAACTCACCGGCAACCAATCGATCCGCCTCACCGCCCCCGGCCAAGACGGCAGCCACACTTTCTCCAAGCGCCACCAACTCGGCCCGGAACACCCGCTAGGCATCCTCATGACTCTCGCCGCCAAGGGCGAATGGCGTAATCCTCCACTCTCGTCTCCGGATTACGACCGCGTATCCAAGGCCTTCCAGCGCCTCCGAACCCTCTTGCGGGCAATGGTTCCGTTGCCCGGAAAACCTTTCAAAAAGTCCTCCGGCGCATTCGTTCCAATCTTCCAGATCCGGATCCACGCGAACTTGCGGGACAGGAGCTCATGAGTACCCTGTTCGATCCAGCTCTCGAATTGGCAGGTCTTGTTGTGTGGATTGTGACGCGAATGTCACGCTGCTTACGACTCGTCACTAAATGAGGCATGGGGCTGAAACCTTCACGCTGCGACAATCCATTGAGGGAAAACTGGTTGAGCTATCCTGAAAGGCGCTCTCTATCGGGTCTTCTGTTCTGAAAAAGTCATTGATGTTTCCAGCATTCCATCGCGATAAAAAATTTGTTTTGACCTTGTATCCCAAAAGTTGTCAGAACGACCAACATGATTGTCGGCATGAGCGACATGGTTTGGGCGAGACCATTCTCCGAGCGCTGGAAACAACCGCTGGCATTCTGCAGCGGGTTTACTTATTTTTCTATGCCGTTGAATCGCCGGGCTGGATCAAGCGCAGTCCGAGACATGTATTCCTCCAAAGCATGCATTATGCGTAGTCATCATTGTCGGGATCATAAATGCCTGCTATTCCTCACAAATAAACTACTTAGTTTTCCATGAAAAACCGTGTTCTTCCGCTGTCATGCCGGGCTTTGCAATCCATGGTGTTGATTTCCATTCTGCTGAATGGCGTTCCGGCGCTCGGCGGGCTGGTGGTGCGTTACAGCTTTGACCAGGATCCCACAGGATCGGCGGCGTCGGCAACCGATGACTCAGGTGGCGGACATGGGGGGACGATGTCCACCGGCACGGTGGTTGCCGAGCCTTTGAGGGGAAACATCTGGCATGGCCACTCTAATGGCGGCCTGTTGATCAATAACGCCGGCATGAATACCGGAACCTCGTGGAGTGTGACCGGCTGGCACCGAGGTGCGGATTGGGATGGCGGCTATTATTTCGATTGGGGTGGGAAGCGGACGGTGTTCACTCCCTTCTCGTCATCCTCCATGGTCGCAGGTTACGGTTACTATGAGGGTAGCTGGAACCAAAGCGGCAAGGCCGGGATCCTGGCCGCCAATGAGTGGACGCACTTCGCTCTGGTGGTGGACAACCTATCCTTCCGGATTTATGAAAACGGAATTCAAGTTGGAGCGGGAAATGTCGATCAGACACGCTCACTTGGTGGTACGGGCGCGATGAGGTTTGCATGTATTTATTATGGCACAGCCAATGTGATAGCCGGAGATTTCGACGAATTGAGAATCTACGATCACGCGTTGACTGGCGATGAAGTCGTTGAGACAATGGTTCTCTCTGACGATCAGGACGGAGACAGAATGAGTGATACTTGGGAGATTCAGTACGGGCTGGATCCCACAGTGGACGACTCAGGTCTCGACGGTGATGATGACGGTCTTACCAACCTGCAGGAATTTGCAAAGCAGTGCGATCCCGGCAATGCAGACACTGACAATGACGGATTGTTTGACGGTCAGGAAGTCAAGGCGGGAACCAATCCGCTGGCTGCCGACAGCGACGCCGATGGAGCCGATGACTGGTACGAGCTGAATGTGGGAACCGATCCAATGGACTCCAGCGAGGCGCCAACGGATCGGGATGGCGACGGTATGGAGGATCACTGGGAACTGGCATATGGATTGGATCCGGATTCGTTGGACGGCGAGGAAGATTTGGATGACGACAGACTGACAAACCTGCAAGAATTCCTCGGGCCGGATGGCGTTATCGGGGGCTTTGACCAGTCCAATCCAAAAAAAGCGGACACGGATGGTGATGGATTCACGGATTTCGTTGAGGTGTATTACCACTCGTATGCGAACTATTACTCGTCCACGCCTTCAGGACTGTTGTCATTCACCGGATTCAACCTGCAGCCATGGCTCAATGTGGGAAAGGGAGCCGTGAAAGAGGAGCAATCTCCGCTGCTTCCGGGCGCGGCAAGTTACGGTGTGGTCAATACGCCTCTGGCGAACAGCGGGGCACTGCTCTCGTATTTGAATCCGGGTGGCATGGTTTCCAACCTGTTGGATTTCCGCATCGATGGCGTGCAGGACACCAGGATCAACATTGTGGTGGGAAATGTGAAACGTGTGACGACGGCGTCTGACATGCAGTGTCTGTTGATGATCCCCGCCAACGGCAGTGTGGCCTACTACAACGGGGGAACCTATGTGGTGGGATCGCCGGCCGGGACGGTCGTCTCAGGGCACACTTACTCAGTCCGGCTGCGTCATGAAACTGCCCGCAATACCTACCGGATCTCGCTTTTGGATCGTAGCGATGGCGACAGGGAGTTGATGGCGGTAAGTGGAGTGGATCTGGCGACTCGGAACAAGGCACCCGCGGAGAGGTTGTACTTCGGCATCGGCACGCAGGATCCAGGCTCCGGCAGTTACAATCTCTGTATTGACAACATGGCGGTGGTGATGGGCGATGCTGGAACAGGAATTTCACGCGAGATCATCGATGGCGATGCCGACGGAGGAGAGGACGTCTGGGAATTGGAGCATCTCGGCAGACTGGACCTTCTTGGTGGACCCAACGATCCCGATGGCGACTTGATGGACCAGGAATGGGAAATCGCACACTTCGGTGACGAAACCCACGGAGCTCTGGAAAACCCCGATGGCGACTTGGCACCGAACTGGGAGGAATACCTTTACGGCACCGATCCAACGGTAAAGGATTCCAATGTCGGCTACTGGCGGATCGAGAGATGGTATGACATGCCATACTACAGCGTGCACGAACTGGTTGGTGATCCGGGATTTTACGGACCACCCTCCACCGTTACCACCCTCAAGGAATCCGGTGTCGGAATGGAAATCCCCTACTCCGGATCTCGCATTCGGGGATATGTCGAAGTGGACGAAACCGGTGAGTATTATTTTTGGTTGAGCTGCAGGACGGCTGGCGAGCTGATGCTTTCTACGGACGCGACGCCCTTCCTCAAGCGCCGCATTGCGTGGCTGGATCCGGATTCGGGGACGGGGCATGGCGTTCGTTCGGATTCTCCAAACCGCTGGGACGTGTATGCCTCCCAGATGAGCGAACCGATCCTGTTGGAGGCCGGGCGAAAATACTACCTTGAGGTAAATCACCAGCATGGACACGGCGACGCCGCTCATATCCATTTGGCATGGGCTAAGGTTGATGCCAATCGCTTGTCGATTCCGCGACGAAACATGAGTTCGTTCGTCGCGCTGCCCGAAGATTCCGACGACGATTCGCTGCCGGACGCCTGGGAGACGGCCAATGGGCTGGATCCCACTGACAATGGATCCGTTGATCTGGAGAGGCAGGGTGAACGTGGAGATTTTGATGGCGACGGTCTGAACAATCGCGAGGAATACCTCGTCGGAACCAATCCCTGCGCCGCCGATACCGATGGTGATGGTCTGTCAGACCGAGACGAACTGCGGACGTATGGCACAGATCCAACGAATTCGGATTCACGCGCGGAGGAGTTGGTCCAATCTGTGGCGGTAACGTCGGTGGCTGGATTAGGAGAGAGGTGGATTGAAACTGATGAGGGAGTAACGACAGCATCCTTCCGCGGAGCTGGTACATGGGATTTCTCGGTGCCGGAGGACGGGTTCTGGGTTGTAGAGGTTGATGGACGGCTGCTTGGCAACGTGAACCTGAGTGAAACCTTGCCCGTTGCGGTCTCAATTGACAACCGGTCGATCGGGCTGGACTTCATGGAGTTTGTCAACCGCGCACCGGGCTCGCTACGCATCCTCACTCCATGGTTGCATGCTGGGAATCATGATCTTGGCCTCTTCATCGACAACTACATGGCGCGCCGAACGCTTGAGATCACCGCCATCAACGTCCTGCGTCCAGGTGGTCTCGATCTGAATGGCGACGGGTTTGCAGATGCAGTTCAAAACCGGATGCATGCGTTGAACCAGGTCTCGACGCATCAGATATACAGTCACGTTTCTCCGTTTTTCATTGAAGGAAGTGCCAGAGATCCCCAGTCCGTGGATTTGACCGTAATCCATTCACGCGGCAACAACATCTCTGAGAAGCGCTTCAAGTGGGAGAACCAGCTTCCAAACCTCAGGGAGCGTTTGTCAGGTTACGAAAGCCAATTGATTCAAGCTCTTCGCTACGGCGATGACCGTCTCGGCGGCGAGGCGTTGCCCCACCAGTTGAGCGCCGGCGAGGTTGCCTGGTATTCCTATGTCGATCTTGACCGAAATGACGCCATCGGTTACGTGGCCCAGTTCGAGAACCACGGAATCAGTCAATCCGGACTTGTTGTTTGGACTCCATACAACGTTCTTGATGGGGGCGAGATGAGCATTCCTGCGGGTTCCCAGGTGCTTTTGGGAGCATGGACCTCGGACAATGACAATAAGGACATCTCGATCATTATTGGCAATGAGCAATATGATTTCAATGCAAAGGAAAGCCATGTCCACCGTTTCGATACCCCGGGAACCTACACGGTGACCGCCAGCCATCCCGATGGCCCTGTTGGAATCTTGACCATTCATGTGAAAACCGCGTCATTTGGCAATACGTTCGAGACTGTCGAACAAACACCTCGTGACTGGACGCTTGATGATGTCGCCGCCGAATTGGTTCTGGATGGTGGACTGGGTGGAGTGAGCTTCACCGGCGAATCAGCGCTCCCTTCCGGAGGCACCCGCGTGACGGTGATGCCGACTTGGCCGGGAACCCACAGGGTGGCAGCCCGCTTGTTTGAAAACGGACCGGTGATCGCCACCGGATTGGTCAATGTGGTCGGCTACTCCGATGCTCTACGCAATTACGCCAACACTTCTGTCGGAGTGGAAGATGGCATCGTGACAATCCGATCGCCAATGCTGCTCACGAATCTTCCGGAAGGAGGCTACGCGAGGATCACGATCTTTCGCGCGGGTGTTACCTTCCAGGACGGCTCCACCGAAAAAATCATAACTGCCGCCGACCTGGATGAATACGGCGTGGCATACCTCTATTTCCTGTCCCAGATCTCAAGCATTGGCGGCTTCTGCCACTACATCGACATCTTCGACGCCAATGGCGTCCTCATCCGCAAGGGTTGATGCGCACCGTCTGAATTCGACAACCCCCTCTCAATCCTGACGATGAACCCGCGACAATTGATCTGCCTGACCGCCCTGTTGCTTTCCGCCTGCTCGGACGACCACAAGGACGGCGTATCGTCGGGCTCATCCGACCGGCCTGGCAAGCACTCGGATCGGACGGCGTCCAGCACCGCCCCTGCACGAAAAGAGGCGGGGCGCATGCCCGGTTCCTTCCTGCGTTCATTGGAACCGGAGCTTTCGGTGGCGGAGCGGATCTCCCATGTCCGTTCGCTCCCTGGCGAGCTGTCCGAGATCCAGCTCGACGAACTGTTCAGGCTCCTGTCCGGGCCACGGCCCGGGGAAATCTCGCAATCCGAGTGGCTGGTCGTCGGCAACGAGATCCTCGAAGTCCTGCGGCACCGGGATCTGCGGGGCCTGGAAAGCCGTTTCACCAATCTCGCGGCTGATCCCGCGGTCGATGGCGTCATGCGGGACTACGCGCTCCAACATTACCTGCGGCTCCAGCAAAGCCGGCTCGAAGCGCTGTCGGAAACCGACGGCAATGACGAGGCCGAGAGCCTGGTGGCCGCTCTCGAAGCGGACACCCGGCGCATCCTCGCGACCGAAAACCGTGGCACGCAGACGATCCTGGGCACCGGCTTCATGGGACTGGCGGCGCTGTGCCGCCAGCTCGACGAGCCCGCCCTAACGAACGCCGTGACCGGCGTGGTCCGGGACCTCGCCCTGCCGTTGATCGAACATCCGGGCGAAGACGCCCTCACGGCCAACGTCACTTCGGCGATTCAGATCTCGTCGCAGCTCAAGCTTCCGGAAGCCGAGCAGCCGATCCGGCAACTGGCCTTTGGCGATGACACCGATCCCTCGCTCCGACTCAATAGCGTGTACGGCCTCCGGTATTATTCCAACCCGCTCGACGTGGAACCGCTCCGCAAACTCGCCCAATCCCGCAAGCCGATCCACTTCGTCGCGCAGGAAACCCTGGCCGTCATCGAACAACAGAATTCCCACTCCACAGAATGAAGGCCCGAATCATCACGCTATTAACCGGAATTGCCCTCCTGTGTGGCGGAAGAACTCTCGCCACAAATGTTGGCGTCGATTTTGTCGATGCAACTGGTGGTTCTGTCAGCCGCAACGTGGACGACGATGACGAAGACGAGGAGTGGGACAAGGACCAGGGGGCGATGCCTGTGGAGGATGACGACCTGAAGCAATTCAAGGTCACCACATCGATCAAGGACGGAGTCTTGTCAATTTCCGTGGAGGAGGGGGCGTCGCGAATCAAATTCTGGGCGGATCGCAAGAAGGAAAGGGAGCACGGAATGTCGTGGACGGTGGCAAACGATAAGATCCAGGGTACCGCTACAGCGCCGGCCAGCGACGATGGAAAGGAAGGATATTTCTATGTCGAAGGTCTGGAAACCAGCGATTCCTGGAATGACGTGAAGGTAAAAGCCACGATTTCCGGTCATGAGGATACCGTGGAGTTTTCGGTGATCGAGGTCGATCTGGACGTGGATTCGAACAATAACGAAAAAGCGGAATTCTCCGAAGGCAGCGAGGAAGAAGATAAAATTGAAGCGTCAACCAAACCTGACGGTGAATGGTCCAAACGGCCGGGAAAACTTCTCATGGTGAACGATGGTTTTGGAGACGATATTCCCGACTGGGCCGATGGCTTTATCAGTGATGTCTCCAACCCGGATTGCTACACCTGCGGCCCGCCGATAACGTTCGTTCCCATGCTCCTGGAAAGAAAGAAGCCATTCACTGACCAATGCACCGTTAAGTTCACCTATTCCGCCTCGAACCCAAGTGATGTTCAAGCTGTGGGAGGCCGGGGTTTTCCGAATTACGACAAGCACTTCACCAAGCCTGCCGGGAAAATGATCCGCATCTGGAAGAAGAACAACGATGGCACGAATCGCATAGCCGCCTCGATCGTCAGCGGAGGGGATTACGTGCCGGATGCCGTCGAAATCCAATGGGACAAACTGAGCGACGGTGCCGTGGCTAAATTGTGGGTGGAGGCGGTGGAGCCGAGCGCCGGACTCGCTGACATCAGCGTGAAGACCGAAATGACGGAAGATGGCGCGACTGCTACGGACGAGGTCAAATTCACGGCGATCAATATCACCTGCGAGCCGATTACGGCGGAACTTAGTTCAGGTCTTAGGCCATATAACTCATCTGGCCTTGTCGCCTTCGAAGGAGCTCAATATAAAATCGATGTAAAACCAAGTGATTACCCGGATTCAGAAATTAAATGGAGAATGAGCGGACTATCTGGAGTTTTGAGCCCAAACACGGGTCGCGAAGTTGGGCTTATTACAAATACTTGGAGCACCGGAGGCTATGTTTTCTGTGATGTTTTAGGCAATTACTATGATTCGCCGAAGATTCCGGTTAACTCATACTATAATAAGATCCAAATAAAACTAAATGTTTATGCGGTACCTACATCATCCGGCACCTCTCCGAGCCCTGTGATTTCTCAAGCTGATGTGCTGACCGCTGTCAATAAGGCCAATGAAATACATGCCCAATCAGGCATAGAATTCGTAGTTCAATCGTATACTTCATTGCCAGCGAGTTATTATTCATATCTTGATTGCACTACGGAGGAAGCATACCTTATAACAGATTATGTTTCTGGCCTACAAGGTCTTGAAGTGTACTTCGTGGCCTCCTCGCCTGATTGGGATGGTGTGAATATTCCGGGAGCCGCGGCCAACAAATACAAAGGTATAGTTATTACAGCTTCTGGACATACGTTTGACAGGCTCGGATTTCTTGTTGCTCATGAGACTGGGCACTCGTGTGGTTTGAAAGACATTTATACTGAGAAAGGAGGCGTGACTTTTGGTGTCTGGAAAGCATGGCACTCGTGGAATGCCATGGACTGGCCATCGAGTTCTTCATTCGCTTCAGATCCTTCATATTACAAGAGATTGGAGATTGGCTACGAGACGGCTACCCGCCCGAATCGTATGGGATGGTATCCATCTTTGGAAGAAGATCTTTCGGCATATTCAGCTAGGCAGGATGATTTAATCTGGAGATTACTCATGAATGGATCATTCGCATATGCTCAAGATTTGCAAAAAGATATACCATGTGGACATGTAAGAGGTGTTCGAAATGGGTTTTACATAGGAGATCCAAACGTGATAGACAATGTTAATGTTGGGCTGGACGGTATCGACAGATTTCCAAATCATGAATAGGAAAAATATTAATCGCTGGTGGTTGAATTCTTTGTGGTTGCAGATTTCTTGCATTATGTGTTGTTTGACGCCTGGATCTTTTGCGAATGAAGGATTATCAAACGCGCATCCGGATGATTCGAGATATCCATCAGGCTTTTCCGCTGACAAGGCGGTTTTGGAACGGATAACAAATCTACATGATGGTGTTGATAATGTTATTTGGTATAAAACATTGGTAAACAAAGGGGTGACCGACGCGGCGCTGCTCGACGCTATTCTTCGTGCTATCGAACAGCCCGATACTCCAGACGGTGAAAAGATCGCTCCAATAGCATATCGGGCATCTGATATTGGAATGGACCTGTTTCGAGGAAATGCAATGTTAGAAGGCGCGGTCCTGGAAGCCCAAAAGTTTCCCGAGAGATATCAAATAGGAGTTACTGGGCCTTTTGATTTTTCTGGAGTTGTTCAAAGGTATGGTAGTGATGAGCTAATTTTTGAGTTCGAAAAGATAGCAGGAAATAATGAGGCGTTCAGAAATATTGAAAAGACAAGACCGCGTTTTTCGAGAGGCGACCCGAAAGGCCTTGTGCCAGATGATTTGGATTACCGAGAAAGTGATCAAAAGGATCATCCCAAGATAGAAATAGTGGGAGATAAGAGTAACAATAAAGAATCCTTTTCCGGCAGAAAAGAAAAGGGCGGTTTGCCGCTTTTGCCGCTTTTGCCGCTTTTGCCGCTTTTGCCGCTCGGGCTGGGAGCGGCGGGTTTAATTGCCGCCGTCGTGGGTCTGCTTTCTAGGAAACGGCTTCTCCTGTTCGGTGGCTTGGCGTTAGTGATCGCAGCGGGGTGCTTGTATTTTTCCAACCGGGCGGGAGAGAGAGCTTCATCCCTGCTACCGCCGACAGGTGAGGGGGCCGCTGAAAATGGCCACCCCTCCGCACCTGCCCGGTTCAGGCCGGACGTTTGGAGGCCTGAACGCGTGGCTTCACCCCCGCCTGCCCTGCACCGTGAACCGACGGAATATGATCGGCTCCGGCAAGAGGTCGGCAAGCTCATGGCGCCGTTCAACGACGCGGATCCCCGTGACCGGGAGTCCAATCTCAGGGAACGCGAAGCATCAGCGATCAAGCTTCTGGGCTTGCTGAAAGCCGGAATGCCGGATGGAGTCCGCGAGGAGAATTGGTCCCTGATTGTACAGCAGATCATTGCGGTGCAGTCGTGCTCGGCCGCCTCGATGGATCGTGCCATGGAGCTGGTCAACACGTGGATTGGGGATCCGTCGCGGACCGAACTAGAGGCCATGACCGCGCTCATAACAATGATGCGCTGGCAGCAGATGACTCCGGTCAAGCGGGATACGCCGGAGTTCCAGCGGTTTGAACGAATCGTGGCGATGGAGTTGGCGCTGTTTGAAAAGGCCGCTCTGGAGGTTCGCGCGCGCCTGCTTTGGAATATTGAGCAGGCGGAGAAGATCGTCAGCAAGCCGAAGTCTCAAATGTCCGAAAAACTCGTCGACGATGCTCGTTTGCTGGAACTGGTGGAAAGTCTTCGTCACTCGGAGTCTGAAAATTCCGCCATTGGGGCTCAGGCCCTGATGGTGATCAGCAACCGGGTTCGGGACGATCCGGCGGCGTTCCCGGTCTTCGATAATACCGTGAGGGAGATGCTCACCGGTGACAATGTCGATGTGATGG